CTGGGTCAAACACGGCTGGCTAATCCCGATCGAAGGCGAGAGCCTGTTCGAAGACGGCCCGCCGCAGCGATACCGAACCCGGACCATCGCCGACGGCATCCTGCCGCGCATCGTGGACAGGTTCGGCAAGCCACACTGGCTCTTGGGGTCGGCACGGTGATCGCTGCCCTGCTCAGCCATTACGGCGCCGAGCTGCGCAACAAGACATGGTCGCATGACCGGCGCGACACGCTCGGCAGCTCGGAGGGCGGGCAATGCGCGCGTAAATCGACCTTCGCGAAGCTCGATGTGCCGCCAGATCCCAGCTACGTCGAAACCTGGGGCGCCGCCGCACGCGGCGACCTGATCGAGCAACACTTCTGGGTGCCGGGCCTGCTCGCCACCCTGCCGCCTGGCGTGCGCCTGCTCTACGCCGGCCGCGAGCAGCAGACACGCATTGACGGATACCTCTCAGCCACCCCAGACGGGCTCCTCGTCGGCGTGGCGCGCGATTGCCTGGCGCATCTCGGCGTCGCCGATATCGGCCGGGCCGAGCTGCTGGTCGAATGCAAATCGATCGACCCGCGGATGAGCCTGCGGCACGCCAAGCCGGAGCACGTTTTCCAAACCCAAATCGCTATGGGGGTGCTCCGCGCGACAACAGAGCACCGGCCGCGCTATGCGCTGATCAGCTACACCAACGCATCGTTTCTCAACGATATCGCTGAATTCCCGGTCAAGTTCGACCCGGCCGTCTACCAGGCTGCGGCCGAGCGCGCGCGACGCATCTTTGTTGCTGACGACCCGTCCGAATTGCCGCCAGAAGGAAAGATGAGCGGCGGGTCGGAGTGCAAATATTGCGCATGGCAGGAACAATGCGTCGCGGTCACAGTCGGCAATATCCCGAAAGATGCCGGCCCGATCCTCGGTGACAATGCGGTCAAGGAACTCAAGGGGCTGCGCGATGCGGTCGTCGCCTTAGATGACGTCAACGAGGAGAACGAGCGCACCCGATCGGTGACGATCGAGGCGATCAAACAATTTATGAAAGAAAACGGCGTGCGCAGCTACCGCGCCGATGATTGGTCGGTGACATGGAGTGCTGTTGCCGGCCGCACCGCACTGGACAATGCTGCAGTCGAGGCTGCCGGCATCGATCTGTCACCGTATAAAAGGGAGGGCAAACCAGGCGAGAGACTAGTGGTGAAGTAGGTGCGTATAAAGCTGACTATGGAGCTAACAGTGGAGAAGGAAATGGCTGATAACCTATTGCAAACACTTGGAAATCGTAGTGTAGGAACGGTCGGACGCGATCCGTTTGCGGCGTATGGTGCGAAGGTTGCAACGCGCGGCGCGAACTTCCTATCGTTCAAAAACGGCGAGTGGCTGTATGGGCAGAGCGACACCATGTTGCCACTCGGCACGCGCCTAGCGGCAAATATGGCCGGGCTCAAGATCGGGTGGCGTAAGTGGTTCGGCGGACAGGTCGCGGAAGACCGCCTGTCACTGCTGATCGACCAATTGCCGGAAGAGCCGCGCGCGGCGCTCGGCGATCTCGATCCGCAGATGTGGGAGCTGCTCGACGGCAAGCCTCGCGACCCGTGGCAGCAGACCAACCAACTCGAGCTGGTCGAGGTCAGCAGTGGTGCGACCTACCTCTACAGCACGAGCAGCAAGGGCGGCATCGGCTGCATTCAGGGCCTGTGCAATTCGTTTGGTCAGTTGCGGCGTCAGTACCCGGCCGATTACACACCGATCGTCGAGACAGGGAATGATTTCTACACCCACCCGCAATACGGCAAAACCTATGTGCCAACGCTGACGATCGTCGGCTGGCTCGACGCCGCCGGCAACGAAGTCAGCGACGACGACGAGCCGGAGGACGAGCCGTCGCCGCCGATACAGGCGAAGACCGAGCCGGTCACGATCGGCCGCAAGAACGCCGGGCCGACAAATAAGCCGAAATTTTGAGACTTGACCAAAGGCGGTTCCCGATGCGCGACCGCAACTATTCCGTTGCGTCAAGTTTCCTGGCCGAGCTGTTCGGCCCCGTTACGACGCAGGCAGTGGAGATCCGCGCACTGCCAAACGAACACGGCGCCGGCCGGGCGGCGTCGCTGTTCACCCGTGATCCGGCGGACATCGAGGCGCACTGCACGCGGTGGGACGCGATCGACCGGGCGGTCTATTGGGGCACGGCAACGCGGCTCACCTCGCTGTGCAAAGGCACCCGCGCCGGGCTCGCCGAGCTGCCGACGCTGTGGGCCGATATCGACTGCGCCAAGCAGAACCTCGACAAGATCTTCGTGAGCAAAAAGCTCACCGAGATGATGCTGCCGCCATCGGCGATCATCGACAGCGGCTACGGTCTGCACGGTCACTGGTGGCTCAAGGAACCGCTCGACGTGCGCGTCGATCAGCCGGGGGCGGCCGAGCTTGAGGCTGAGATCGTCGGCGCGCTGAAGCAGCTCGCGGCGATCACCGCAGGCGACCCGGCAGTGTGCGACCTGGCGCGCATATTAAGGCTGCCAGGCACATGCAACACCAAGCGCGGCGAGCTGGTGCCCTGCACCATCCTGCACAATTCGGGTGTCCGATACGATTACGGCGAGCTGCTCGACATGCTCGACGTGCATCGGCCGGTGATCATCGTGCCGAAGGCGCCGCAGGCGCCGCCGGCCAGGCGCATCGCGGAGCTGGATGTCTTCGCACGCTACGCCGCGGCGTGCCGCATCAAACCGCCGATCGACATCGGCGCCAGGCTGGCGGCGATGGAATATCTCGGCGAGGGCGACCGCAGCGTGCATCAAACGCAGCTCCACGTCAGCGCGTCGATGGTCAAGCATGGTGCCGGTGACGACGAGATCGCCGAGCTATTGCTGAAGGCCACGCAGGAAGCAGTCGGCGTCGCCGGGGCGACATGGAATTGGCAGCGCGAGGAGCGAAACATCAGATCGATGATCGCCACCGCGCGGCAGAAATTCGGAAACCCCGGACAAACGTCTATTGAAGAACCGGCGGCCGAGCCCGAGGCACAGAGCGAGAACGCGCAGGAAAAGGTGGTGAACCTGGCCGCGGCGCGCGCCAGCCGGGGCCGGGCACGCGGCGCACAATCGGCTGCGACGCGGGTGCAGATCGCCGCCGCAGGCGACGCTGTAATGGCCTACTGGTTTGAGACATACGGCCGGATCGCCGTAGTGAGGGCGGTACCCTACACGTATCACGAAGGGGTCTGGGGGCGTTGGGACGAGGATGCACACCACGCACTAAAATCAGCGATCCAGGGCATCCTTAAAGCGGGGCAGATCGATCCCAAGACATCCCTTACCAATGCGATTTACCGCTACGTCATCGAGCACCCCAGCCTGCGCGTCTCGGGCGTCGAGTGGAATGCCACCGGGCACATCGTATGTGTCGATGGCGCGCTCGAACCTGCCGATGACGGGTGGCGCCAAGTCGAGCACTCGCCAGAGCACTGGGCGACGATGCGCGTCGAGGTGCGCATCGCCGACATGCAGCAGGAATGCCCGAGATGGCTGGCGTTTCTTGACGGGTGTTTTAGCGACCGCGCGGCCGACGAGCGGCGTGCGGTTATCGCGTCATTGCAGGAGTGGATCGGCGCCGCCATGGTACGCCGGAAGCCTCGCGAGTTGCGCAAAGCACTATGGCTTTACGGTGAGAGCCGCACCGGCAAGACGCGCGTTCTGGAGGTTCTAAAGGGGTTGGTCGGCCAACCTATCAGCTCGATCAGGGTCCGCGCTTTGGAGCGCAATTTCGGTCCCGCTGCCTTATTGGGAAAACGCGCGTGGATCGCTGACGACGCGGTTGGGACTAATGATGAGATCGACGACGCGACATTCAAAGTTGTCGTTACGGGTGAAGAATTTTCCACTGATGTAAAGAACGATAAATATGCATCGGAAAGGCTCGATATTCCGGTGGCATTCAGTGGAAATTCACTGCCAAAAGTTCGCGACCAGACTGAAGCAGTATACAACCGATGCATTCTGGTACCGATGCACGTGGTGCGGTCGGAAGATGAAACCGCCGGCATGCCGGTGATTGAGGACATTGTCACCGAGTGTGAGCGGGCGGGTGTGTTCGCCTGGGCACTCGCCGGCTGGGATCGCCTGAAAAAGCGTGGCAAGTTCGACCCGCCTCAATCTATGCGGGAGGCGGCCGATAGTTTCCGCGACCAGAACAACCCGTGCATGGCGTTTGCCCGCGATTGTCTTGAAGCGGATTCCTTGACGATGGTTGACCGGCGCGATTTGGCGGCGGCGTTCAAGGGGTGGTATGTCGCGGAATATGGCGTGGCGGCCAAAGTGCCGTCGCAAAAATTTCTGATCAACGGATTGCGCTCCGGCATGAGCGGCCAGGATGTCCAGAAACATAGCGGCGCGCGCCTGATGGCTGGCGTCAAGATGACCGAGGTTGGTCTAACTTTGCGCGAACAGGCGCCGCGACAATTGAATGAGAATATCGGAAGCGGGTGTACCAGGGATTTTGTGAATCAGTCAAGGAAATAGGAAATGAGCGAGACGAAATTCGACTGGAGTGAGGTCATTGAGCGCCGCATTGTATTGGCTGATCGAATTGCAAGACAGAACAAACTGAGCCTGAAATTGCATGCGGCGGTAAGCGAATCCTTTACGCCGCCGACCCTGCTGGACGACCAGTTCCTCGCCGACCTAAAGATGTGGGAGGTGCCGCTTTACGTGGCCGCGTATCGCATGAAGGAGGCCGCGAACGGCCGGCACGTGATCGATCACGCCTGGTGGCTGATCGCAAACGATCGCGCCGGGGAACCCTGGGGGTTCGTTACCGAGCCCTATGTAGAGCCGCGATACGCGTCTTTGTTGGCGAGAAAAATGCACAATCGTCTCGTGCGCTGGGGCATCGACGTCTGGACGATGCCGAAGGAGCTGTCGACATGGTCGCCCGGATCGACCGTGCCCATCGTGACGACGGTGCGCGAGGGGTGCCTGTCCGAGTTTCTGGCCTATGGGGTTGGGTGGGCGTTGAAGGAGATGCAGCGAGCACGCAACACGTAACGTGTTGCGTGCAACAGTAGATAAAAGTCTACTGCAACGCCTTTTTGTCAACAAGTTCAATGGCTTCTAGACGACCGCAACACCGCAACAGCAAATCCATTGGAAAATCCCCTATAGGAGAATGCACATAATGGTCACCCCGGAATGGGTATGGGTCGTTAACGCCTCATGCGCGCGCGAGAGGGATTTTGCTGTTGCACGTGTTGCGGCCGCAGGATTGCTGGGTTTTTGGTGTTGCGCTGGTGTTGCGCTGGTGTTGCGCTCGTGTTGCGGGCTGTTCGCCGATGCGTGAGGCAACAGATGCGGCTGAGGCCGCTTTCACTGACCGATGGCTACTCCGGTCGCTGAGGCTTGTCAACCGGGCGCTCTACGACGCGCTCGAGGAGCAGCGGTCGTTCTTTCGCCAGGCCGAGTTTATCGGTGAGGAGGATGACGTCAGGGTGCAGGGCGAGGCCCTGTGCCGTGGCTGGCAGGCTGCGGTCAAGGCGATGGAGGAGGCCGAGGCGCCGCATGATGCGTACATGCTCGGTGAGCATCGCGCGCTGACGGTGGCGATCGGCGAGCTGCCGGCGGGCGATCGGCGAATTCGCGATATCGACGGGCGCCGGGTCGTTTGGCTGACGCCGGACGAGGTCGCCAGGCTGTGGTCGGGTCTGCAGTCGCTGGCGACGGTCAGGGAATTGTGGCCTGGTTCGCAGGTGATTCGGCATGATCGGCACTGGGATCAGCCGGCGCAGGAAGATGATTGAAGGTACAGGTGTTTGACACGAGGCCGAATGTTTGCTACCCGGATCAGTTAATTGGTTTGAGCCGCGCCGGAGAGGTGCGGCTACCCAGCGCGGAATCCGTCTGGAGGCAGCGTGACCCTCGACCAGTTGCGGCAGCGAACCCGAGAGGCGGCATACGTTTTGCGCCGCTTGCCAATGCCACAACGCGGATTGCCAGCGAAGTTTCAAACGGTTTGGCCCGATGTTGTCCATGATTGGATGGCGTTTGGGTGGGCGCTCGCCAGAGCGCCGCGCACAGTGCCAAGTGCGAGCGAGATTAGTCGGCTGGACGAGGTGCTCGGCTGGCTGCACATGTTGACACGCGACCAGCGGATGGTGCTGTGGGCGCGGGCAAATGGTTGGACGTGGCGTAAGATCGAAGCGTTGGATGAGATGGAACGAGATGGGCATGGTCGAACGGAAGGGCGGTTGAGAACGATATTGGGTGACGGTGAAGCGCGGATATTGTCACATCTGAATGGGACACCAAGGCGCATGGTATTGTCACTAGATGGTGACAGACAGGTGGCGTGATGGTGACCAAACGTCCACGCGGCGGGCTGACTAAATACACCGAAGAAATCGCGGATGAGATCTGCGATCGCCTCGCGGCCGGCGAGTCGCTGGCATCGATCTGCAATGACGCGCATATGCCGAACGAAACCAAGGTTCGCATATGGGCAATGAATGATCAGGCGGATAAGCAGGGAACTGGTGCTGGGTTTCGAGCGCGCTTCAATGCCGCTCGTGAGATGGGCTATGAGCGCATGGCCGATGAGGTCATCGCCATCGGCGATGCCGATTACCGAATGCCAGACGGGTTGGTGGATAACGCTGCCGTTCAGCAGGCGAGACTACGCAGCGACAATCGGAAGTGGATGCTGAGCAAGATGCTGCCGAAGAGGTTTGGTGACAGAGTAACGGCTGAGGTTGTTGGTGATGCCAGCGCGCCTTTACTCACGCGTATCGAATTGGTTGCCGTGCCGCCGAGGGTTATCGATGTGACGCCGAATGTTGCCCCGCACACCGACACTCAGGCTGAGATACGCGCGCGACCTGGCCTCGATACAGCCGATGCAGCCGACGATTGATGAATAGCTTATTCATCGCTTATGTCACCAAGTGACTGATATCACTAGACTTTTCTCCACTACTCCAGATCTATCCATATCCATTCCCACTGTGGTGACGGTCGATCGATAGGGGATAGGGGGCCGGGCCGGGTGACCCATCAGGCCAAAGGGTGGTCGGGCACCGCCGTGGCTGGGGCCTGACCACCCCCATCCTTACCACACCAACCCGAAATTTTTTTTTGGAATTCGGAATACAGTTTCGAAATGCAGGTTGTGCCGCTCACGTTGCGTGAGGCGAACGACTTTGTCGGGGAGTATCACCGGCACAGTGCGCGGACGGCGCGCGACGGCGGTAAGTTTGCCATTGGCGCGAGTGACGGCGAGGGATTGTTGGGTGTGGCGATCGTTGGCCGGCCGGTTGCTCGGCTGTTGAATGACGGCTATACGGCTGAGGTTTTACGGCTTTGCGTTGGGCCGGGTTTACCGGCACGGAATAATGTCTGTTCTTTCTTGTATGGGCGTTGCTGGCGGATTTGGCAGCAGATGGGTGGCCGGCGGCTGGTGACGTATACGTTGCAGAGTGAGAGCGGCGCGAGTTTGCGCGGGGCCGGCTGGCGGATTGCCGGCGAGACGACGCGGGGCGGCTGGTCGCGGGACGGTCGCGAGCGCGACTGGCGGCCGATTTACGATCAGTTGAAGTTTCGCTGGGAGAGGGCGGCGTAGTTTTCCGCTCTTAGGGCAATCCCCCCTGCCCTAGGCGGACAAGACGGCGAGTGTCCGAATGGGCCAACGGTCCATAACAACCCCGTCAGCCGGCGGCAGGGATGGGTCCTGCGCGGCCGGCACTGACGGTGGTG